TCCATGCCTTGCCCGAAAAGACTTCCTCGCCTTGGGGTTGGATTTGCGAATCTTCATGTTCGCATCCCCGTAGCGGATGGTCTTTTGCTTACCTCCTTCGGAGGCAAGAACAACGAACTTCTTCTTCCCGTAACCGGGTTCGCCCTTACGAATTCGGCGGGGAGAGTTTGTCTTGGACGGTCTGCCCTTACTTTTCATCGGCATAGAGATTGTCGAAAGTGGTTTTCCAATCGGTGTACGAGTCATGCTTCTCCGCTGAGTGGAGGTATTGACTCGGCACAAAGTCAGGCGCTCCCTCGCCAACTTGCCAAAGTGCGGGGTTGCTTACCCTGACCCGATTGTTGGGCAAGGCGATGATTTGTCCGTTCCACGGGCCCTCGGTGAGTTGAAGGACATGGGACTGCTTGTGTTGAGCGGGGTCATCGGCGATGGGGTTTCCGGTGTAATCAATAGTGAACATGTAGTGGGCATTGTAGAATTTGCCCGCAAGTTTACATGACCAAGGGCTTGAACTGACCCGATCCAAAACGGTGACGGCAAACTCTCTGCTGGAACAATCCCACGGCTGGGCAATGTGAGTTGGACACTTGTCGGGCCACTCCTCTAGAGGGGTGTCGGCAATCAATGCCGTGATTGGCATCCTTGCCCACATCGCACCGCCGTGTGGATTAGGGTCTTCCTCGTCACATCCCGTAAATACGACTTGAAAGCTGAGACAACGGTCAGGAATGGCACAAACCGCAACCGCAAGAGCATGAAGGTATTCGCCCTCATACTGCATATGGTTATGGGTGTATTCCTTGCGGACCCAGCACTTGAAGTGCGGGATGTTTTCGAGGAGGAACGACATTAGCGACGGCGACGAGCGCCGCCTTTGCTCATGTATTTGGATTTCTTACGTCCTTTCATGGTGGGTACTCCTTGGTTTGAGGGTTGGACGGTAGATCGTTTGACCTACTCGTTGAAATTTCTTCTTCGCGGATTCAGGCATCTATCTCATGTCTCCCGTCTGCATGATCAGAAGGAATGAGCAGATGACGCTTAATACGATTATGGTGATTGGATCCACTTTGGTTTCCTTTCTATGCAGCAGAGGCTGGGACATTACCGGGGGCAGTTCCCAAGGCTCCGATGACCGAATTAGTTTGTTGGGTTAGCTGAAATTGAAGTTGCTGCTGGTAGGTCTCCATCCTCTGACGGAACTTCTCATCCTGTGTAAGACGTTGTTGAACGTCTTCCGCAGGGATTTGTTCGGTTCCCTGAAGGTACTGTTGGAGAACCTGAAGCCTGAGTTGAGCATTCGCATTGGGCGGAGCATTGACGACCTGACCAGATGAAATCTTGGCGATGTCTTGGCTCGTCTCTAAAATCTCCTTAGTCGTCGCTTCTTGGGTGGGCATGATCAATTGACCCGCAAGGTTTGGATCGATTGCATCAAGAAAGGTACGCAAGAATACGCTGTACTTCACAGCCCCCTCGCGGTCGTACTGCTGCATGATCTTGCCAACGGTTTCCAGCTTCTGAATGACCCGCTCTTCGTCGTTGTTCAAGCTATTGAACGACAGATTGAAATCATAATCCACCGCGGTCTCGTCCATGATGAGATTCATACCCATCGCATTATTCGTTACCCGAAACCAGACCTGTTGGTTGTAGGCTCTGTCCATTGCCCACATCTTCTTGAGAACCTGTGAGAAACCATGGAGCCAATTGTTGACCATGCTCTGGCGAATGATATTTGCTTCTACTTCATCTTGGGGTGATGTGGCTCTTCCCGTAAGTTTGTTGGCAAGTTGGCGGATTTGCATCTCAACCTCCATGGAAGCGGGGGATTTTTGAGGCAATTCAAGGAAACCAACTTCTCCCCTACGGCGAACAGGAATCATACTACCAGCACCAATGCGTTCGGGTTTCCGGCCCACTTGGTACTCAATGGGTGGAACCGTAGAAAGTGATGCTAGGTCACGCCTCGAGTCCATTTCAGTTTTGACCGCGAGCTGGTAAGACCGAAGGAGTTCAGGGTAACCCCTCGAATCAAGCAAACGGCGGGAAATGGTTTCTCTGGTTATTGCAACAAAGGGATATTCGCCAGCATCGACGGACATGACATACTTCTTCGCATATCCATCGGAGGATTCCGAAAAGGTCGTGACCGTGCATACGGGCACGCCGTCCTCATCGATTTCTCGACGATAACAGGTGACGAGTTTGATCAAACCCTCGTACTGTTCAGGGGCTTCAGACATGTACGCCCCAAGTGCTTCCGCATATCCTTGGGTGTAGGTATTGTCCATGGATCCGGTCGTATTTTCGATGACTTCGTCAACGAAGTCTTCGTCAAAACCATCGGTAAGGACCCGTTCCTTCAATTGTTCGGGCGAATAGTAGTGAATGCAGTAGATCGCCCGTGCGGACTGAAGGTCCAGAATATTGGAATCCACGATCAGATCCCGTCCCAATTCGTATGAACGGATCGCGGGACGGCTCTTGGTTACCTTCTCCCTTGGGATTTCGGTGATGCCGTCATCCCTTAATTCCTTGAGCATCTTGTTCATCCGCTTTTGGGAAAGATTAGGGAAAGCGCCTTGAAGCATCTCCAAGACGCTTTCCTTCATGTCGGGGTCGGCAATGGCGGTTGCAAGTTCGGGAGACATAGCGGCGATCTCCTCAATTGACACGGGTTGGTAAACCCGTCGGACCTCACGACTGAAATAGACTCCTAGGAAACAGATTCCCTGCTCCAACAAATAGTTTGCGGCAACTCCCGCTTCGCGTGGAAACTCATCCATGCTGGACATGCGCCAACGCATGAATTCGGTGACCATCTTGGATGACCCGATGTCTCCCGATTCGGTAGGGGCGGCGATCAGGTTGCCCTTGGTGAGGGCAGACTTGAGAATCGCCATATCTCCATCAATCAACGGATTGATGAGATTCGGCTCCAAGTCACTAGCTCCCTGCCAAGGGAAGGCGTCGGGGTCGGTTTTCTGACCGTAGCGACCCTTCCCGGGCCACATGTTCATGCGATCATCGCGGGCTTGCTCCGCTTGATCCAAATAGTAAGAGAGGTTCCTTCTGCATCGCTCCAAGTCAGCCTTGAGGGCGTCTACGTCAGGTTCCTCCGAAAATTCCTGTATTTCAGTTTCTTCCGCCATCATTCTATTTTAACAAAATATTTCGCACTTTACGCAGGGCACTTTCCTCAATCCTTCTGACCGTATCCCTTGAGCATCCACAGAAGTCTCCGATCTGATCCCGAGTGAACGATAGGGGGCCTTCATGGTTTTCAATTGAGTACAAGGCGGACTCCACCGCCATATGCTTGAGCATTGCATCGATCCTCATATCACGCTCTTCGGGTGTTTCCTTATGCGAGTCTGTAGAGGGGTTCTGCACTCTCAGGTACCTTTTTGACCAAGAGCGTCTTGCCTCTTGGGTAGTTAATGCCGGGTCTGACGATGCATTTCGCATCGTCTTCGACTTGATCGAAATGGATTATGATCAGTCTTGGGTTTGGGCAGGTTTTTTTGACCTTGGCTACAATGGGATCGTTTCGCAGTTGAGCCTTCTTGATGATCTTGATGACCGAGGTCTGACTAATCTTCGTTTGTTTTGCGATTTTCGCGTAGGACAACCCTTCACGGCGAAGCTCCACTACCTTCTTTCGAGTACTTTCAGGAATCATCTTCATGCCTCTCCAATGCTTTGAGATAGAAGACCAAGTCGTAGATTTCCTCGCGTATCGCCTTGATCTTCTGATCAAGGCTCATGCGGGCCAAACCCTTGGTTCCATCGGGATTATGCTCGCGGATTCCTTGCATGAATTTCTCGCGACCCTCTCGAGCAAATTCCTCAAGAGCCTCTTCCATTATCTCCTCATCCTTCATTCAATTCCCTCCATAAAGTCTTCCATGCTAGTTCTGCTGTTTGAGGGACGACTCCGTTACCCAAGAGCCTAAGCTCGTCCACCCTCGCGGAAGCTGCATTAGCTGACAAACCCACGCAGGGTTGAGTTTCGATGACCCTTGGCTCTTCCCATTCGTATTGCTCTTCGTTTGGGCGGGCGGGCCACTTAAGCCCGCAACCACTTCTCCCAAGTTCGATTTTCCTCTGTCGTAGGTCGCATCCCTTGACATCGTCTCCCTTGGAGTGGGCCAATTCATACGATTCAAGTCCCGCCCCAAGCACTTTTGGTTGCTTTCCCTTGCGGTTCTCGCTCCCTCCACATGATCTGATGCTTGCGGAGTGGCCCAAGATGAAGACTCGTTTCCTTCGGTGCGGAGCGCCAACTTCTTCCGCGCTAAATATTCCCCACGCCGTTTGGAAACCATCCTCTTCCAAATCTGAGAGGACCGTGGGGAGTCCAAGCGAGATATGTCCCTCAACGTTTTCGGCCCAAACCCAAGAAGGTCCAATTGTTTGGACGTGTTCTCTGATATAGGGCCATAAGTGCCTTGGGTCTTCTTTGCCCTTCCGCTTCCCTGCGGAACTGAACGGTTGGCACGGGTATCCGCAAGTGATGCCGTCCACGACTCCACAAAACTCTTGTGCAGGGAAGGTTTTAAGATCCGTCCAGATAGGGGCGTTATCCATCCGCCCTTCCTCAATCTTCGCGACCAAGTTTGCTTGGGCGAATGCTTCGATTTCATTGTAGCAGACTGTGCGAACATCCACGCCAGCTCTTCGGAGTCCAAGTTCAAGCCCTCCGTATCCGGTACAAAACGAGACAATGTTTTGGGGACTATCCACACGGCTGCTCCCCCTTGGTCTTGTTGATCAAAGCCTTCAGCTTGCGGATCTCCTTTTGAATCTTAGCCCGCCTTTCGGAGTGGTATTCGATTCGGAAGGTAGCCATTCGGCTATCTTCTCGAAGCATCGATATACGAGCCTCCATCTCTTCAAGTTGCTTAGTCATAGTTTCCCTCCTTTTCCCGAATGGCTTTTGCGATTTCCTCGAGGGCTTGTGCGGTTTCAAGGTCCGCTTTGCCCAAATAAACCTGAACCCTTGAGTAGCTACTTGCTCGGCGAGGCTTTGACTCGCCTCCCTGACCGAAGCATTGGGCGATGAGTTCATCGCCGTATTTGTGCTGGTTGAGGGCAAGGGTCAGGCTGACCTTGCCATCGAGGTGAAACTTCTTTTCGCCAGCGGCTGCTTCGCCCCGGCAATCCTTCATCTCGCGTTCCCACATTTTGAAGGTGATGCCGTGGGCCATGTCGCCCTCCCTAGTGTCCTCTCTGTGTGACCACTCTTCCATCAGTAGCCTCCCGTGTTGGTTACGGTTTTCTCGGAGTCCTCGTAGTAGCGGTAGTTGCCGATTGCTACATAACGCAAGCAATCAACTGGGTCTTTGAAAATCGACTTTGGGCCAAGCTCGACCTTGTAGTTCATGCAGCATTGGATCGTGTTCCCACATCTGTCGCTGAAGATGAGTTTGGGGTGATTATCGAAGCCCATTGGCTTCGATGTATCATAAGAGAGTAGGGAGTTGATCGCCTGAAGCCCCGTTTCAACATCAAGTCCCTCGGCGGGGTAGGCGAAAATCTCCTCGTCACCCAAATCGCTTATGATATTCGATGTCCCTTCCGCCTTTTGGTAACTTGCCGCACCCAAGCGGGGGTCGATCACAATCTCGACGTTCTCCTTGCCCTTGATCATCTGATTGATGACCTCGGCGTAATCTTTGATGCCATAGCCGTTCGGAGCGGCGGCTTCTCCAGCCTTGTCGTTTCCCTTCTCAATATCAGCCCAAGAGCCGAAGTCAGGGGAGGGGAACTCGTCGATTACGTAGTGGGTGCCGTTCGCGGTGACCGCTACCAGAATCATAAACCAAGGCTTTGCTCCCGCAGGGTCGATTGAAAGGATATGAACGCAGGGGTTGTTTGCCGGATCGGCAATGACGGGAATATCCTGATGCCTTTGGATGACCTTGTCATCCAAGTTGCGGAAAACCGTCGTGCTTGGCTTGGTCGGCAAGCCATACGCCCTACATTTGATCTCATCCCGTGGCGCTCCAGCCAATTGAGCCTTTGTTGCCTCCCAGCTATTGAATGGGTTGTCCTTGGTGTGAAAATAGACGATTCGGGCGTTTTTGCGGACCGATTGCTGTAAAACGGGGACTTCTTCGTTCTCGAGCAGTTCGGCTGGCTTAGTCTTAAGCGTTCTGGCTCCTGAGAGGTAACTGCTAACGACATTGGTCCAACCGCTTACGGTTGTGAAACTGAGTAAGATTCGGGCGGGGATACCCCTTGAATCGGCCCGAGTGAGGCAGCGGTAGCGTAGGGTAGTGATCCAAGACATTGGAATCTCCTCGTCTGCCCAAATGCCTATCGCATGAGTGCCTTCGACTGGGTCTTCTGGAAGACCCACTTCTCCACCCTCAAGGCTAGAAATGTCTTGGCTCCAAACCCTGAAGGTCACCGTGGAGCGGTTCGGTAGTATGAAGCTCGAGTTAGTGAAGCCGTTCTTGTAGGAGAACGAGACATAGGAGACCTTCCCTCTGCCCAGCTTCTTGTATTCGTTCGGCAAGTAGCGGTAAACCGCTGCTTGCTGGTGAGCGATTGAATTCTGAGTGTTTGCAGTTAGACACCAAATTTGCGCTCCCGGGTTCTGAACTGCGGTTTGGACGACTCGCTTAGCGCAAAACTCAGTCTTAGCCGAGCGGTTGCCTCCTAGAACCAAGACTTCGCCGTAATCTTTGAGCTGGTCATCGACCATGCTCCAATGATCGAGTTCGACTCCAAAGTTGTAAGGATCTTCCTTTTCTCGAGAAATTGCGGCTTCTCGCCTTTCCCAATACTCCAACAGGCGGTCCGCTCCCATCGCGATTTGTTCGCTTTTTGAGGGGATCTCAAGCATGGGGTGAGGTGTCCAAGTAATTGCCATTTACTTGAGTTTGCTGCACTCCCAGAGAATGAAGTGAAAAATCGTCCATTTTGTGAAATTTTTTTCATTTCAGCTAATGGGTCTCGGCGACAGACGCCCCCGCCCCCCGGACCCCCCCGACCCCTAGTTTTGGTCACTATTTTGGTCACAGTCCACTCGAGCTAGGTGGGTGGATCCGCTATTTAGAGCGGATCCTAGGGATTAGAGCGGTTGATAAATTATCATGATTCGGCACTTTTTACCCTTCGATTGCTGCCAATGCTTCATAATTGAGGAAATCTTTTAGAGCCGTGCACCTATTAGCAGAGGCTCCTCAATCCAAACACTCAACCACTCAAGACATGCCTACTAAGAAGAGACGCGTAAACATAATCCCTGACAACCTTCCAGCGCTCCAAACGCCTGAGGAGACTTGTCCAAGCTTGTACACGGGCAACAAGCTCGCTGAGAAGGACCCCGAGAAGTACGCTCGCATTGTCCAGCAGCTTGGCGAAAGCAAGCCCCTGACGCGAATCGCTCGATCCGAGAGGGTCGCTCCCGAGACCGTGATGGCAATCGCCAAACGCGAAAAGCAGTCCATCGATTCAGTTCGGGAGTTAACCTCAGGTTTGACCTCCTATGCGACCCAAGCCTGTATCATGAAGCTGATCGAAAAGCTCGAGAAGGATGAAGTGCCGGTCGGAGTGCTTCCTATCGCTTTTGGCATCCTTGCCGACAAGGAGAGACAGTATCAGGGCGAGGCTTCCGCCATCATCGAGCATCGTCAAGTCGTGACAATCGACGAGGTTCGAAAAGAGTTGGATGCAATAAAGTCGAGTGCCGTGGACACCGATCCCCTTAAGCAAAAATGAAAAAAATTCACTTTTTTGCATTTTTCTGCGTTCAACCCCAAAAACCCTGTTATAATAGCTCTTGAGCGACGGCGCTCTGAGGCGGAGGAGCGAAAGAGCTAAGGTGTTTAAGAGCGTAAGAGTGCTAGAGCGTTAAACGCTAATAAACCGCTCTTAGGAGCGGTTTATAAGAGTAATAGAGTAATAGAGTGGGGGATTGTTAAGGGGGGAGATCTACCCATCCTTTATACTTTAAAATGAAAAAGACAAAGACACCAAAGTTAAGGCTTCAAGTCCTTTTCACTAAGGCTCGTCCTCACAAGGACAAGTCCAAATACAACCGCAAGGCCAAGCACCGCAAGGCTTACACCTCAGGATCATTGAATTGAGAAAAAGTTTCATTTTGTTCCTTTCATCTCAGATTATGCCGTTAAAATAGCTCTTGAGCGACGGCGCTTCGAGGCGGAGGAGCGAAAGAGCTCAAAGAGTTTAAGAGTTTAAGCTCTAATAAACCCCCTTTTAAGAAGGGGGTTTATAAGCGTAGTAGAGCTAGAGCGTGGGGGGTTATTAGGGGGGGAAGATCCTCGTCCTCAAACTCAGGGGAGGCCTCCTAAAGGGAGCCTCCCTCGAGTCAAGAGTGTAGAATTGCCGGGTGATGGTAGATTGGTGGCGCTAACGCCAAAATAGGGCTTTTGATCTGAAACACATGCCTAGGGTCGCCAAGTCGCTTAAAACGACTAATCGGTGTTAGGCGCCACCAAAGGAGGGGTCACATCATGCCTTGGTTCGCCTGATTCTTCGCAAACCTCATCATCTTCTCTCTTTTCTCCTTCTTACGCTGCTCTTCTGGGGTCAACTTCTCCTCAGGCGGCTCCTCTTTCTTAGGCTCAGGGGTTGGATCCTCGACTGAGTAAGCGTCCTTTTGTACCTCTTGCTTAAGTTGCTTTAAAACCTCGGGGTTGGGCATCAAGGATTCTGGGGAGGGTCGAGTTATGGATTCCCTCGCTGCCATCTCATTTTCCCAACCTTGCGTTATCTCTTCGATCTCATCAGCGAGTAACTCGCAAAGATGCTCTGAAACCTTGGGAAAGCTTACGGACTGATCCACATGACCTTGGGGTATAACATAAAGTTGTTTCTTCCTGTTGCCCTTCTCGTAGAATATTTGAGCTTTTCCGGTTGGAAAGTGGCGGGTGCAGAAATCTTGAACGGCTGGGTGAAGGAGATGATTGTCGTTACGATAGTTGCCCTTGCTGCCATTCCTTGGCGTCCTTGCCTCTGGGGTCAATGAGGGGTCATTTTCCCGGGCTATCTTTCTGTAGACCGTCTGAGCCTTGATGGTCATCTTCGGGTTGTTAAGAATTCCGGTCGCGTTTGTAAGAAATGCCCCAATAGCCTTTATCGTGAGTCTCCCACCTGTCCTATTATGAGATGCCTCCCTGAGGCATCTCTCAACTCTTTTCGCAAGAGCGTCAGGTTTGGCCTTGGCTGTTTGCTCTTGAGGTTGAGTTTGATCGGCTTGCTCAATTTCACTCTGCGATTCCTCTCCCGCATTTAATCCCGCCACAAAATCTTCAAAAGATCCAAGGTCGGTCTGAGCGTTCTCCTTTTGCCTGAGAATCTCACGGTCATAGGCATCCCTTTCAGTAGCCATGACCTCATGCTTGAGGAGTTCCTCTACGATATTTGGATCAAGAACAACAAGCTCATCATAAAGCTTACGGCGAAGTTTCTCCCGATCCTCAATTGTTGCCTCCCGGTATTCATCGCTCTCGTAAAAATCTTTGATACGCTTGCTTAAGTCTTCAGCAGTAACGCCTGTGGGCGCTTCAGGCGCGTCCATAGGGACTGCTGCCATTAGTTCTTGATCTTCCGAAAGCAAAGGCAACCCGTCGCTCTCTTCACTAGATTCTTCACGCTCTCTCCACATTTTGGCATACTCGAGACGAAGTCTCCTGTGCGGGTCGATCTCTTCGATATTGTCCATGCAATGCCGAAGGATCATCTCCACTACCCTGATGATCTTGTAGCTGGGATTTTCGGTAACTAGATCCTCTGGAAGTATATTGTAGGCGCGAAGTAATCGATGTTCTGGCTCAGTCAGGTTTTCAGGTTTCAAACCTATTCGAGCAACCATTGCCTTGTAGTACTTTTTTTTAGCCTCCAATCTAAAGCTTGGGCCACCCGCAAGAGCAGCTATTAGAGAAGAACCAAGTACCTCATCTGTTTCCTTTGCTGTCTTATAGCCGGCTTTCTTCAATTCGTCGTCAGGATACTGCTCCGCTTGTGCCTTATTCCTTTCGAGCATCTTTCTAGCCTTAACCTCACCAAAACCCCTGACTGTCATCATCAACTCGAAGGGATCCTTTTTCCCTTCCGGGTTTTGGGCATACTGTTCAAATTCCTCATCTGATTGATCCCATACTGCCTGTTCGGCTTTCTGTAATTTGGGAAGCAAGGCCTCAAGATCGTCCAACAGTTTTTGATCGTGGTCTGTAAAGGATCTACCGCATCTGACGGTTTTCAAATTTTTCAAAATCTTGATTTCATTTGCTACGGCGTGTTGCGATACCCTTCCTTGCTCGAGTGTCCAAGCCTCATTTGCTTCCTGCAACTGTTGCTTTCGCTCTTCCTCCAATTCCCCGTCTTTGACCCACCAACCCTCATCCATGTTGAAATGACCACCTTCATAGATGTCTTCCATGCTGTAAGCGTCACAGAGTCTTTTGAATGGAAGGGTACTTTGAAAAGCCAAGTTATTCAAATTTCGCATGAAAACTTCGCGATCTTTTATGCCCAAGTCATTGATTTCTTTGATCAGAATCGGGCCGTAAAGCTCATAATCCTCTTCCCCATTGAAGTTCCCCGCATTCCAAGCCCAATAATACAGCTTGGTGCAGAGGTTTTCATTTAGAGCCTCTAAAAACTGTGCATAACCAAACGGCTTCTCACCCTGCATCCAAATGACAACTCCATGAAGTCTGAAATATTGAATTGCTACTTGTTGCATCCTTGAGGGCGAATTTAACAATGCCCACTTCCAGACCTCACGATGCAATTGAGTATCCGCTAACGTGGTTTTTGGAGCCAACCACCAATCACTATTGAGAACGTTGGGAATCTTCCTGTCCCATTCCGCATACCATTCCTCGATCTCGGGTGATACCAAACACTCATGCACCTGACTTAGGACCTCGGTGACGATATTATTCAAAGCATGAGTGATGGCCTTTATCTCTGTAAACGGATGCTCCAGCTCGACTTGCCCGGCTGTTGATTTGATTTCATTGGTAACGAACGCGGATGCCGCTTGGTCAATGTTCAATAGTAACTGTTGAAATCTCTTCACAAGGGTCGATTTTGAAAAACATCGATCAGGTAGTCAAGCGCTTGGAAAGGGCAGAATGGTTCCGAATGGTTCCGAAAGGTTTCCAAACGTAAAAAAATCGGTCTCAGGACGAAAAAAACGCACTTTTTACCCTTCACTTCTGACGGCTAGAGCATACTCAAAATATGCCAGCAGAAGTTTCTTCAAAACAATCGAGCGAGTCTGAAAGCAAAGAGTTGATCACCTTCGTAGTGGATCCCGGAAAGACAGGCTCATATGTATTATGCCACAACGGGTTGGAAAGAATTGAACAATTCAATCTCGACTCGCTTACGGACTTTATAGACCACGTCCGCTCAACTCACAAAGCCCATCCGGGCTTTGTAAGAGCTGTAATAGAAGACGTGCCTAGCTACTGCGGAAAAGCGGTACCTCAATACACCGTTTTCAAGTTAGCCCGAAACTTTGGTTTCATCGAGGGCGTCTTTCGCGGGTTAAGAACACCCGTCGAATATTACACCCCTCGCAAGTGGCAAAAGCCAATTCCTAATCTTGGAAAGAAGACAGGAATGGCTCGCAAGAGAGCGATACGCGAACACGCAAGCACATTGTATCCGTTGCTCAAACCAACGATCCGTAATGCGGACTCTCTCATGATAGCTCACTTTCATTTCAATCGTTAACAACTAACAAAGGAGCAAAGATGAAAATCGCACCTAAGGCCGGAAGCGGCGGAGGATTTGACATCCTCGAAACTGGTCCCGTTGGAACCCATCCAGCAACGTTGGTAGATGTCATGGACGAACCTCAAAAACTCGTCCCTGACTTTGATAATCCCGGTGAGTTGGTCAAGAAAGACGTAACTCGCTTTCTGTACGCCTACTCGGCGGATGGCAAAGTTCATCTTTGCCAAACGTGGGAGATGACTGTCAGTAGTTCGGAGAAATCCAAACTCTACAAGCATCTCAAGGGTCTCAAAGGTCAAGTGCCTCCATTCGACGATCCTGAGTTCGACTATTGCGACTTCGTAGGGTCTCCCTGCCAAATCGTCGTCGAGTCGAAGGTCAGTCGTAAGGGTAAGACCTACGTCTTCGTTGATTCCGTAAGCCCAATCCTTAGTGATTTGGTGGATCGTTGTCCAAAGATCGAAGACGTCGAGATCCCCGGCGGTCGTTTAACCCCAATTCCTGAGAAATCAGGGAGCAACGACCCATTCTAATGATACGGACGACCAGAAAGAAGGTGTTTCGCCCTCTCCAAAGTCGTCTTCGCGCATTGGGCCACCGCCTCGGTTTAGCCGAGGCGGATGGCTCCGAGCGTGACTTGTCGAAGGAGAAAAGCGAACACGCGAAACTCTTAAACAAATTCTATTGGGGAAAGGAGGGTAAATAGATGCCATTCGCTAAGAAAGTACATGCTTACGATCCCATCACCGCAGAGCCCATCTTCAATCTAACGAAGCGTGAAGCTATTAGAGCGGGTCTTTACCTCTCAGTTACTGAGATCCAAGCGGTCGAAGCAAAGCCCGGACTCGAATATTGGAAGACGAACGAGCATATAAAGGCTGCCATGCGTACCCCAATCATTGATGGGGAACCTGAGTCTGAATACATCAAGCGAGTTCGAGCCAACGTGTGGAAATTCTCGGGAGGTGCTGCAAGCCTAGGAACCGACATTCATGCTGGAGTAGAAAGCGTTTTGAATGGCGAGAAGAAGATTGAGGATCTTGATTCCGAAATCCGCAAGTACGTCACCCCAGCGGTGAATTACTTCAATGAAAAGGGATTTGAGATAATCGAGCTTGAGAAGACCGTTGTTTCTAAACTTGGATACGGTGGAACCGCTGACTGCATCGCTCGAGCGAAAGGTGGGCAACTATTCGTTTTGGATTGGAAATCGACCAAGACGAAAGGACGCTCAGGTTTGCCGTATTCTGGTCAGCCAGAACAGGTTGCGGCATATGCTTCAGCGCATTTTGGTCACCAATTAGTTGAGGGAGCGGATCAAGTTTGGGGTGCGAATGCTTACATTTCGACCGACGAATTCGATGACTCCGGCAACGCCAAATTCAAGGTGGTCAGCTACAACCCTCAGGAACTAGCCGAGCATTGGGAGACCTTCAAGCTAACCCTTGAGCTTTGGAAAACCCGCGAGAATTATCATCCAAACGTGTTGTATTATCGCACGGTCAAAGCCCTAGGGCCCGAAGATGAGCGTATGAATAAGGGAAAGGAGGCATCAACATGATTGATGCACAAACCCAAATGGACCAAGCCGCCCATACTGCAAGGTATTGGTTGCTTGAAACAATTCGGCGAACCAACGTTGAATTGGGAGACCAGATCAAGTTGCAAGAAAAGCTAGAAGGTAAGCCCGTCATCGTTGCGGCTCAACTAATAGCAGCCGGACTTGATGAACTAGCCATGTCCAACCGTATGATCGCTGAGAAACTCGGTGAACTTGATAACCTTGGAGCCTTCGGGAGTTGCTGCTGCGATGAATAAGGCAAAGACAGACCCATTTTGGTTGGTTCTCCTAGTCATTGTCGGAATCGCCTTCGGCTCATGCTCAGGCTGCTCAAATGGAAGCTACGTCTGCCAAGACAGCGGAGTTCGAATTTGGGCTGACGGGCATAGCTGTCCAGCCCCCGGTCATGGGCCTTGTTACTTATGCCACAACCCATGAAAACTCAGGATGCCATGCCCTACGATCACTCCGCTGTGATCGTTAGGGATGGTGACTCTGGGTACGAGGTTCTGTATTACAATCGCCTCATCGGAGTCGCCAAGATCGGCCCTCGCTTGAAGAGGTCGGGAAACTTCCCGGACATGCCCACAAAAGCATCCACTTACTCCGAAGCCGATGGGCTTCGAGAGAAGTGGCAAGCGTGGTTGGACGAGACAAAAATCATCACTCGAAGGAAGGGAGCGAGGGGTTGAGAATTTGTCCGATGGTTCCGAATGGTTACCGAATGGTTACCCCATGGTTCCGAATGGTTCGAAATGGTGCTTATATTTGTAGATCAACGACTTATGATTCACAGAACCCGTTTAATTTGGTAGTATTATATTCATCGAGGCAATCGAAACTAACGAATCGAAAGCCAGAAAAAGCTAACAAATAAACAAAGGAAAAAATCAGAAAGATAGAAATCATGAGTTACTTAAAAGACAATATGCCCGAAGAGGAGTACGGCGCTTCAGAAGACGTAAACGAAACCGAGTTCAAAGACTATTTTAAGACCGGAAATGTTGGAGATTTGGTTGATGAAATTTCAAGAGGGTGGGTTCGCTTTTGGTTCAAAAGACCAGAAGACCAATGGCCTGATAATTTCAAGAAATACCTCGAGTCACCAAGAAAATGGGGATGAACAGAATGAACTTTAACACAGACGAGCCAAATCAAGACGAAGACATGAGTATTCGCGAGATATTGGAGAGTGGAGTTCACTTTGAGAAGTTCAAAGAATGGATAGAATCACAAGATCTCAAACAACTAGCCCAAAACGTTTGGGATAAGACATTTGATGAGCTTCCCCATGCTTCCTTTGACGAGTATTGGGACGATTTCAAAGACCTCGATATCGCATCTGAGATTTGGGACATGGTCTCTGCTGTGGTTTCATCCGATGAGTCTACTTCCCCCGGCTCACCCGATCCCATCCAACATGAGTTGATGGACCTCGAAGAAGGCCCACTTCCCGTCTACGCTGATGGCGTAGGAAATCCCATTTTCTTAAGTGATAACAATCACTTTCCAATAAGAGTTGGTGAAGACGAACATACCTATGTCTTCAACTCTACAGAGACACCATATTGCTGGTTATGGAACTAGTCGTGATCATTCTCATGGTACTCTATTACTACTTTAACTGCCACGATAACGGCTAATCACTTTTGTTGATGGTTATACGTTGTAAAGCAGGGAACGCATGGTCGTACGGGAGATCCGTATGCGGAGGGTTTTTGATATTTTCCCCTCTCATGAAACACGCCCCTGCTTGGTTAGGGAGCCGCTCACTCGCATGGTCGTACGGGAGATCCGTATCGCGAGGTCTGATAACGCCTACTGAAACAAAGAGATGAGCGGCTCCCATTTCACTTTCAAATGCAAGAAGTTCCAAATCCAAGTGACGACCCCAGAAGGGGATCGTCACGTAATCAAACTCCTCTTCAGCCCTCTGTTGGACGACCCGACATGGATGATGGAGGACAAGACATTCCCGAGCATGGTTGCGGCGATACAGTATATCCAAGCGACAACCTCGGAATCGAATACATTTCATGGCTCGCCGAGCGATACGACGACCCAAAGCGAGATTTCGACCTGAATCTCAAGCACTTTAATAACGAATAACAGAAAGGTTCATAGTGAACGTACTTAAAGAGATAATGAAGAAGTTCCCCACTAGAGAGGGGCAAAACCAAGCAATAAGAACACTAACCGACGACGATGAGTTGTATGAGACTCTCATAGCGGGAAGAGATGAGTATCTTGAGTTTCTCGAAGAGAGAGAGTCAGCGATCCTCAATGACGAGGTGTACCTCTTTGAGTTGTACAACCACGTTTGTGAGGAGATTGAGAAAGCGGAGGAATTGATGGAGAAACCCGGTTGGGAAGACCTCGATTTCCACATCACCAAACGCAATCTCGAGGCTCTAATGTCCAGCCAATCTGGAAATGACCAAAGAGATGAGCAATGGATACCCTTCGAGGACAAGAAAATGAGCGCCGTTGAGATGGCGGAGGTTACCGGATTCACTCGCGAATACATCGTCAATCTCACCAAGAAGATCAAAAGAAAAGTTGGAGTGAAGTTCTGCAATGAAGGACTTCGCGACGAGCTTGTCCAAACCGCATCTCGCATTCCTACGAAACCCCTCACTCTTTAAGTCATGGTAGCAGTAAATTACGCATTGAACGCATTTATGCCCTTCGTTGTGGTTGCCGTCTTATCCTTCAACGCGATGGGAT